CGGAAGAGGTGGTGATTGCATTGAAGACAGCCGAGAGCTGAAGAGCCGTCGCTTGGGTGCTGCCAACGGCAACTAGGCCCGTAGCGCCGTAACCGCAGATGGAAATAGTAGCCAGGCCAGAGTTGCCAGAGGCCAGAACGCGAGAAGGGATAGCCATGTTGAGTGTCCTTTTTAAGCCAAGTTTCGTTTAACATAAAACATCGCTTTGTATTTATCCACTTCAGAGATTTCCTCTGGTGGCTGTGACATAGCGCGTGCGATTGCCGGCAGAAGCCCGTGACCGTGAACGTAAATCTCAGCGTCAGCATCAGCCAATTGGCGAGCCGCTTCTTGAAACTCTACCGCTTGGCGAGCCATCCAGGGCGCTGCAACGTATTCGCGTTTGCCAACCCTGTATGTGTCGCGAGGGTCATTGTCGTTACCCGACTGCGCGTAGGCATGGCCTTCCCCAACGTGGGAATAGCTGGAATCAAAACCGAATAGGTGGATTTGGCGATAGCCCATTGCAAAGGCAATGCTCATGGCCTGAAGGCCAACCGTAGTCCCGCCGCCTATAAGGGCGCACTCACGATCACCAATGTAATCTGCAATTCCAGGGTAGGCAGGATGCCAAAGCGTAATTTCTTGTTTCTCTAGCGCCTTAAAGACGCTGGGAGGGCACTGGGAAGCGATCAGGTTATGAACTGGTAGGTCAGGGTGCAAAAAGGAAAGATTGTCTTCCCTGGCGTCCAAAAGGACAAAATAGTCAGGCGTAACATCCACGCTCAAAAGGCTTGGAATAACCCCGTTAACGGCAAAGACGGTATGCCCAGCCGATTTGTGCTTTGAGATAAGCGGAAGGAGGCCCTTCATGGAAGGACCCCCCCCTACTATTACAGCCACCTTGTCGTGAGGCTCGGTCATCCCAAGCCACGGAAGATGACGTTTTACAGCAGCAGTTATGTTGCTGAAAATGACATCATCCTCCGTGTTACACACGACTGGAATTTTCTCATCAAGGTTTGACGATAGAATCACTAGGTGATTTGGCCCTGCATGTGCGGACGGTTAATCGACACGATAATGGTCGAAACGCCGGCGGCAACCGAAGCCAAATTAGCACTACGAGCGCCTAGAACTTGCTTGCCAGCAGTCGCAGTGGGCATAACGCGCCCAACAGTGGCAGACTGGAAAACAGGAACGTTGGGGCTTACTGCAACCGCAGTTTTCTTCACAAAGGCAAGACCCTCAATTTGATACCAGCCAAAGAGGCCAGCGGTGTTTGCCGCCATTGCCACAGCTACCGGCTGCGCTAGGTTCGCCGTGTCGGGCGAAAGCGCAGTTTGGTAAGTTGTGGTGCTGTAGGTCACTAGAGAACCGACAACCGTAGAAGCAACACCTACGAGAAGGATAAATTCGCCTTCGCCGTAAGTCGGGTCAAAAGCCCGACACACCATGCCGAGAACGGCAGGAGGAGTCGGGATAGCCGAAGAGCCGTTCGCCATCGTAACACCAGTATCGGTGTTAGCGATTTGGAGTAGGCCGGCTTTGGGTTCGTCAAAAGTATAAGCCATTTTCCTATGCTCCCTTAAGCGATCAGAACGCCTTGGAACTGAGCGCCCGAGCAGGTCATGTTACCCGCCCAGCCAATCAGTTTCACAATGGCGTCTTGGTTAACCGCTTGGCGTTCACCGCCAATTGGCACGAAGTTGCGGTCCACATGGGGCCGGAACTGAAGGTACTTGGTGTTCAGGAACCACATGTGGTTCGCCGTGGAGGCAGCACCGATACCACCATCAAGCACAACGTCCGACGCCATACCAGCACCGTAATACTTCAGCGAAGCGAAGCCAGCGCCAGCCATGCTCGAACCGGAGTCCGAGATGCGTTGGATGGATTGCAGCGACTGAAGGTACAGACGGTAATAGTTGTTGTCCGCAACAATGAGATCCGGCTTGTCAGTACCACGGATCAGCTGGACGGCCACGGAATCCATATATTGCTGGATGTTCGAGGCAGACGTAGCTGAACCACCGTTTGTCACGCCCGAAAAAGAAACGGATTGCCAGAACGTGAAGGTCGCACGGTTGATACCGCCATAAGTACCGGAAGACGGCGCATCAGGGACAGCCGCAGCCAGGCCGGTAATGTTCTTACCGCTGTTGCCGGTGCCGTCCAGGTAGATGTCGCCACCAATACGGTTAGCAAGCTGGGCTTCTGCAACGTTCATACGCCCATCAAGCAGGTCAATGATGGCTTCCTTGCCCGTGTTCTGGATCATTTCCAGACCGGAGATGGTCACCGCCGAAGCGTATTGCGTGATGGAGAACTGCGCCGCAGAGATGGGCGAGTTTTGGGACACGTTCAGCACTTCATAGCCGCTGTAGCTATTCGTGTTGTTCGTGGTCGAGTCGTTGTACATGATTTCTTGCAAAATCACGTTACCACCCGAGAACGTTTTTACGTTCCCCCGGTCTTTCAAACGCCGCAGAAGGGCGTTGTTGTTCGTGACGTTATCGGCCAGCTCACCAGTGCGGCTTTGGATATTAGTCGCAATGATGTCGCTGATCGAGCTGTTGGCAAAAGCCATAGTTAGCTCCTTATCAAGGGTTCATCAAAAGCGTTCGCTCACACTGTCGAATTGTTCGAGCAGCATGGAACGCCTGTCTTGCGCTTTGGTAGTCGGTTGAAACCCGGGTGTGGAACTTCTTACGCTAACCGCCGCCGCTTTGGCCGATTTAGCCGCTGTATTATTGGCTTTCCTTCTGGCCGCGTCAGCTTCAGCTTGTCGGCTTTGCTGCACTTGCTCAGAAAGGTTCGGATCAAAGCGAATTGCCTTCTCGTATGCGTCTTGAAGATCCGTAGCCATACCAGCGTTTAGAAGCTGAATCATGGTGGGGCGTGCATCTTCAAAATAATCCGCTTGGGTGGCGAATTGTTCAATTTCAGACAGCAGGGTCTGATTCTGGACTTCTTCCTGCTGCCTTTTCCACCCTACGACTTCTCCACGAACGTTATTGAGTTCGTTTCTGAGTTCGTAGATCGCCGGGTCAATTGGATTGACTTGTTGGTCATATCCTTCATCACCGAGATTGATACCGTACTGGCTTGCAAGTTCCGCCAGATAGGCTCGTTTTTGGGCAGGCGGGCTGTTACGCAGCGTATAATCCGCCTGCATAAGCGCCTGGATAGCGGTAGGGGCGTCAATACCAAGCCCCTGAATGGTCGGTAGGTAAGGCTCCATTGCCTTATTTACCTGATCGGCAAACTGAGCCTTGGTCTTCATAGGCTCAATGCCGGAGCGCATTTCTTCTTCGCGCTGCCAAACGTATTCGCGGACCTTGGGATCTACGCTCTGCCAGGGTTCGTGGTAATCGCGCTTCCAGCTAGAAGGCGGTTTTGACCAAATAGGTTCTTCTTCTTGTTCTTCGGCAGGCGCGGACTGGATTGCCGGTTCGGAAGATTCGCTTCCAATCTCGTCAAACTGCTCAGAAAGCAGGTCGCGTCGATCAACCTTTTCCTCAGAAAATTCGGCTGACTCTTGGGTGTCCATAGTCATTCCTTAAATGCCATTTTTTAGCTGCTTCAGAACCTTGTTAGCTTGCTTGTCACTCATATCACCAAGTTGCCTTGATATGAGTTCCCGGCGGTTGTTTGGTGTAGCGGTTACCTTCGTTTGCATCTTTTCATTGCCAACTTCAACACAGTTATGCCTTTTGAGCAATTCACGATGCTCGCTGCGGCTTGTGATGATGCCACCGTTGATCATGTTCTGATAAGGCTGAATGTCCCGCATAATCATTGGGGAGGCCAAATCTGACTTTTCAGGCGGGCTGTATTCCTCTCGCAGATAGACCATTTCCCCGTTTTCAAACTCTGCCAGAAGGCCTTGTTTATCGAATATGGCTTTGTATTTGCTCACATCATCACCAAAATATCTTCGTCATCCATTTCCAAGAAAATTGCCCACAGGCGCTCAACTTCATCAATGTTGTTGAGCAGCCTATCAAAATCAATTTGCGGACTGGATAAATTTTCCGTTGCCGCTTTTACAAACGGTCTAACGATCTCTTCGGCAACATCAGGCTTACCCTCAACGACCCGCTCATAGGCTGAGATGATGTTTTTGCGGCGTTGTTCGTAAAGGCGCTTTTCTTCGTCAAACCGTTTTTTTAAATATTTGCCGTCATGGGTATCATCACTAATCGTAAAGAGGGGACCGTCCCAAACGGCACTATCCCAAATGCCAGTATCCCAGCCGCCGAGTGCCATTGCTTACATCTGAATTTCTACGCCGGCTGCGCGGCCATCCGGCCCACGAATGATACGCTTAGGCGCAGATAGAGCCTGAAGCGTCTCACGCAGCTTCTGCATAGATTCACCGTGCATGTTCGCCATGTTGTTATGCGATTCAACCATTTGGCCCATAGCGTTGCGAACGCTATCACCAAGCTCGTTGGTAAGCGTATCAGCCGCAGCCTGTTGCACTTCCAAAAGCGGAATATCTGCGCCAGGGTTAGACGAAATACGCGCCACCATAATCTTGGTCGCCGCTTCCAGATCCGCCTTCCAACGATCAAATTGTTCCTTGGTAGCCAATTCCTGCATCTTGAGCTGGGCTTCGTGCTGCTGGCGCGACTGCTCTAACTGCAATGTCAGTTGAGCCTTCATTTCCTCAATCTGCATATCAGCTTGAGCCTTCATCTGCTCAATTTGCATATCAGCTTGGGCCTTGGCTTGTTCCGTTTGCATCTTGGCTTGAACTTGCATTTGAGCTGCCTGCTGCTCCATTTGCATCTTGGCGGCTTCTGGATCGGGTTGCGGGTTAGCCTTGGCCTGCGCTTGGTTTTGAACAAGCTGTTGCATCGCAACATCGATAGTGCCTTCAATCTGGCGACCAGCCTTGAAGCCAGCCACGCCAAACTTCAGCACCTGCATAATCAGCGGCGTCAGCTCAGGAACCTGTTGACCAGCCGTTACAGCCTCACGCAGGAAGTTGGAGAACGCACCAATGAACTCCATGCGCTCTTGCTTGTTCTGCTGCTCATCCAGCTTCACCAAGCTGTCAGAGGCAACCTCAATGCGGAACGCACGCAGCGGCTCGCTCTTGAGCAGCTCCATAGCCTGCGGGATCAACTGCTGATCCTCTGGACTCATTTGCTGGGCTGCAGCATAAGCCAGGATCGTCTCTGGCTGGAATTTGCCACAGATGATCTGAGCCTTGAGACGCAGCAGTTCCGTAGCAAACATTGCTACGCCTTCTTGCATCGCACCAAGCCGTAGACCCGCGTATTGGCCCTTGATCTGCTGGGCTGTAGCCGTCTCGGACGCAGCCGATTGGCCCCGAATGATGTCCGAAATGCCCGTAATTTCGTAGATTTGGCCCTTAACGTTAGACTGCGCCTGGTAGCACTGGATCAGCGTACTAGCGATGGTATCAAGGGGCAGAAGGTCAATTGACCCTTTCAGACCGCCCTTTTCGCTGAATGCCATCCATTTATCGGTCGGAATCAGCGTGTTATTGTCGCCCTCGGTCAGCAAACGCTGCAAAGCGGGCTGGCTGGCGTCATAAATACCACGAACCCGAAGCGCCTTGATTAGACCGTCAATACGGTCGGTCAGGATGTCCAGTTCGTTGGCTTGGTCCTGATACAGAATGAAATCAGGGATCGGAATCAGGTTGTCGGTGGTCGTCGTGGCGTAAAGTGGCTTGGCGCAGGGGAAGAATCCGTCC